CAGATGCAAGCGATGAACCCCGCCCTCGGCTTAGACACGTTGGCAAAGATGCTCACCCAGATCGTTGAGGAAACCATATCCAACTAGCCACCCCCCCTCCCCCCCCCTCTCTAATAGGGCATATAGCGAGCGATAGCGTGCCCTTGTGGTCGCTCCTCATAGCTCCCCCCCTGCGTCCTTGTATGCCTGTGCTATGGGGCGGGCTTCGTCGATGAACTCAGAGCGTTGCTCGGGTGACCATTGGTCTACTACCTTCTTGGCTATCCATTGCTTACAGAGAACGACATAGTGATGCCACGCACGCTCGGGTCTAGGGGTGCTGTTCTCGATTGGGTCAGGTAAGATGCCAGCCCAAAGAGCTAACTGCTTGAGCTGGCCGGGTGCTGGGGCTTGGAGGGTGGGTCGGGCTTTGGCTACTCTCTCAAGTCTGCGGGCTTGCTCACCGTTTATTCCAGCGATGCTTAGGATGGTGTTGAGGTCTGCGTCCTCCTTACGGGCTGAGGCTATGATGTCCCCTGCGTCTGCCGCTAGGGATATGCACTCGCCCATGTGCTCGACTGTTTCCTCTTTTGCCTTTTCCAATAGGGTGATGGTTTTCTTTAACTCGATGCCTGTCTGTTTGTCGTTGCTCATGTATGGTAGTTCCTTGGGTTATGCAAAGGCCTCGGCCATCTGCTCGGCCAACTCCTCTGCGGGTGGTTCGATCTCTACAAATCGTTCTGCGTTAAAGCCCCTTTCACGATGGGGCGGGGTGGTTGAGCAGGGGTTGATAAGCCCTTCCAATAACACGGCCACCTCCCCAGCCTCGCCCCTCCAATTAACGCCCACTTCCATAGATCGGATTTGGTACATTCGGTCTTGGATGGGGAGTGCCTTGAATAGCTTGAGTGCCTCCGGGGGGAAGCGGTCATCCACGCACACCACTTTGCTCCCTACCCTCACCGTTTTTTTCCTCCCTTTTTAATGCCCTTGGCGAAGGCATCCTTGTTCCATTTGGGGCACTCTTTCCTACGCCGTTCGTGGATTCGCTTTGCCCTCTCTTTGTAAATCTCCCTCACTCGTTCCGTCCTTTGGATTCTTAGGGTTAGCCCTGTGCGCTTAGTGAACTTGGAAATGCGAGCAGATAGGGCGGCTCTTGTGTAGGGCTTGCCTGTGGAAGGGTTCATAAATCGAGCGGCCAAGCTGGTGAGGCTCTCGGGTGATCGGTTAGACATGGTGGCTAGAATCGCCTCATCCAAAGTATCGTCTCGCTTGTTCTTTAGGGTCGGGTTGTCTGTCTGGTTGGATATGGTTTCCTCAACGATCTGGGTGAGCATCTTTGCCAACTGGTCTAGGCCAAGTGCGGGGTTCATCGCTTGCATCTGGGCGAGCCGTTCCCGCATTTGATCTTCTAGGGTGTCGATGGTCTCGGCCATGTCGGGGGTGTAGCTTGCCCGAATGGAGTCGGCTGGGTCTTGTCCGTCTGTTTTCATTTTACTAAGGCCGCCAATCTGATGATTCCATCCGTCCAGTCCTTGCGCTTGCGCTCCTTGTATGCCTCAGCCAACGCTCCGAATCCTCGGTGGAGTCTTTTGGTCTTCACCTTCTTGGGCTTCTCAAGATACCACGGCTTCTTCATTTGATAGCATCCCGCCATTGGCTAGTGCGCTTTGGCTTCTTGATCTCGCCGTTTTCGCTTAGGTAACGAGCGTGGTATTGAATCGCCCCTTGGCTTTTGTTTAGTGTCTCGGCGATAGTCCGGGTCGGTATGCCATTCGTGATCAGCGTCTTTATAGCGTCTCGCAATAGCTCGATCTTGTCTTGCCTCTTGGTCGTTGCCATTAGGTTCTCAATATCGCCAGCCGTGTATCGCTCATTGATAATCGCCTTGGCCTTGGCCGCCGAGGATATGAAGGGTTCGCTCATCTGTTGTTGGTTCTATGTTGAGGATTTGTTAAGGCAAGTGCTATCTTTTGGTTGTTCAGCGGGGGTCTATCGCTTGGGTTGCTTCCTTTAAAGTACTTAACGAATAAATGTTTTCTCGATCTCTTTCTCCACTCTCCTTTTATTTCGCTATACTTAACCCCCTTTAACTTACCAACCTTTTTGCCATCAACAAACAGGTCTGTCTTTTGTGCCGTAAGACCAATATATGTGAAATTACTTGCTTTATATATTGTTCCGGTATGGTTCTGCTTTGTGTCGGCGTATGTAATTACTCCACGCAAGGAAGGATTCAATTTCTTTAGCATCTTCATCGAAACAGAAATAACTCGGCTTTCTGAAAATTTTGGGCATAGTTCGGATAGGGCAAGCCTTGTAAGTTCAAAGAATTCTGATTGTGTTTTTTCGCTGTATATTCCTTTTATGTTTCTTGCGTTTGGTATTCCATAAGATATTGCTCCAAGTATTTCTCCATTAAAATATGCTCCGAAATTAAACGACGCAAGAAATCCATTGCCTCCAAGATAGTGCCACTTATAATAACAATTAAATGCAGTATCGTGCCGAACAGGACGAAGCAAAAGTTGGAGCGGCGAGGTCGGAATCGCACCGCCATCCTCCCCTTGGAATAGGGGAAGCTCTGCTATTGAGCTATCGCCGCATAACTTCACAAATAATACTCCGCAACGCTTTTTCCGCTGTTGGTCTTGATCGTGCGCTTGTAGATTGGATGCCCCATCTTTTTCAGATCGCATATGCGGCTTGCCAATCTGAAGCACCTGAACCATTCCAAGGCATCGAGAGCCGTGATCGCTCGCCCTGTCTTTAGGTGGGCTAAGATTCTGGCGTTCTGGTCGTGGCCGTCACTCTGCTTTGGGTGCGTGGTTCGGGTGAAGGGTAGCTCGTATTGCTCGGCAAGTAATATCATTTGATGTTCCTCCTCTTTACTCGCATGGCTGAGTGTCTGCATTTGGGAAACTCTACCAGCTTCCTTCCGTTGCTTGCTCTTGTAACAAATCTGTTCTTCCTTGCATACAAAACAGAGCTTCTGTCGCAACCCCAAGCCCTTGCTATTTGCAACGGAGTCATTCCGGCTTCGAATTGCACCTTCCATAATGCCCATCTTTTATTAACAACCCCAAAGGTTCGGTTGCCTCTTGCCCTGCACTTTCCAGCGGTAGGCAATAGCTCCTTGGGAATTTCAATAGGGCTACTACCCCCTTGGATATGCTCTGCAATCGTTTTAATGGGTACTGTGAGTCGAATACTATCTATTATAGAGGCTATTTTATCAATCTGGCTGTCCTCCTTAACCTTGGAGATCATCATTGCTATGTGGCTTATCTGCTGATCTTGCCTCTCCATCCTGTCCTCTAATAGCTTAATGCGCTCGCTTGCCGCCGATAGAACTAGGTTATCAAGGCTCATGGGCAACCTGCCTTCACCCAATCTTCTCTCCGAGCAAAGCCCATGACTTTATAGGTGGGGGGCGAGTAGCAACTATTCCGATGGTTATCATTCATTGGCTGATTCCCTTTCTTGGTTGTGGTTTGATTCCGTCTCTGACAATTTCTGGCGCAAGCTCTCCAATCCTTCACGGGGGTCTTGCCCCCAATCCTCCATCCGTTCGATTCGTAGTAATCAAAAGCCGACTCTGCATCAGTTGTCCCCCACCCGATCTCCTTTGCATATGCAGACCAATCAGAGCGAGTGGGGCGCAAGCCCTCTTTCTTTGCCTCTCTCTTACTCTTATTGTTATTGTAATTGTTATTATATACGATAGATGGGTCATCTTGAGGCTCAAGATGGTTCATCTTGGGAGCATCTTGGGAGCATCTTGAGGTCATCCTTCGAGCATAGCCGTCTGATCTATCCTTCATTTTGGCTAGGCCAGTAGCTACTCCTTTGTGATATATCGCCCCATCTTTCAGCTCATAAACCCCTGCAACCTCAAGCTCTTTGAGTAGCGGCCTTGCATCTTCTCCAATCATTCTGCTTATCTGTTCCGAGGTGGGTGGGTTTCCGTTGATGGTAAGCTTGCCCTCGGCCTCGGCTTTGTACATTAGGCATAGTAGGTGAATCCATAGCCCTTTCGCACCAAGACTCACTAAGGCCAACTTTTCATTCGATAGCCATCGGTTAGGCTCAAAGGCAAACCAGAAGTTGTCTCTCTTCATTTGCGCTTCTCCTTGTCCCGCTCCCGATACGCTTTGGCTCTTGCTAGGAGTTCCTTTGTTACCTTGTGGGAGTAGTCGAGGTGCGTGCGAACATCTTTGAAAGCCTCTCGTTGTGCGGGGGTTAGGCTTGCGAATAGTTCCTTCATTCGGCTTGCTAGGTTTTTGTGGAGGTCGCCCACTAAGGCCAATCGTTTAACGCTCATCGTTCCACCACTTTCTTATCGCATCCCACAATAGCCCGAGCAGAAACATCGCCCCAAGAAAAACGCCGAATAAAAAGGCGAGTGCCATTCCAACTTCTACCAACAGCCTCAGAGTGGATAAAAGGAAACTTATCATTTGGGTGAGGTCGGCCACGCCGCCCATTGAATAATTTTAGTAGCGACTTGCCAATCCCCGATATAATAGTTCGGTTCAATATACCGGCCTCCCAATATTTCGCCGTCTCGATCCAATAAGATTTTCGCATAGTTGTCTGGTCTTTCTTTTGTTGATTGCCATTGAATCATTGTCCACTTCACTTTCGGAATCTGAACATCAATCGACATTGGGTAGCCTCCTTATGGCCAGCACGATATCGTTAAGCGTGTCCTTTATCACTTGGTCTTCTGTGCTGTCGGCTATCTGTTGAACCAACTCGGCACATCGACTCCGCTCATTGGCCTCTGCCATCCTCAACCCTTCCCGCAGAATTGCGGAAAGGTCGGGGAGGATAGTTGCCCCTATTGATAGCGTCTTTGGAATACTAGAATGGAATTGCATCTTTTTTGTCTTCTTCGGCTAGTATCTCAGCAATGATTTCATTCCGTAGCAGATCATTTGCGTATGGCTTCCCGTCTGCGGCGGGTTTCAGTTCTTGCTTGGCCAGCCAATCCAAGTAGTCCAGCCCCTTCCCACTTGGGAGTTGGCCAATCTCTCGGAGGCTAGAACCCTTGTGCTTGCCAAACTTCAACACCATATCCCGCTTCTCTGTCGTGGGCGATTGCTCGCTTACAAGTTGAGCCGTGATCTCGGCCACCTCTGCCTTTGTAATCTTGGCGGGAGGTGCTTCGTTCTTGTGGGTGTTCAGCGGTTCGTTGTCGAACCCGCCGTGAGGAACTTCCTCAGCCGGGGTCGTACTCAAATTTCGGTCGATTAGCACGACCACATGTGCGAATGCAGACCGACAAGCCCGACTAATACTTCGTGTTTGAACCATGGCACGCCGTGAGTAGACCGGGCGCTTGCTCCACATCTCTTCGTCATCCCCCAAGAACCCCTCGGCTTGGGAAATCACTTGTCCTGTATCCATCCGCTTGACTTCACCGATACACCGATAGCCATCTTCAACACGCTCAACATCTCGGGCTGAGGCTACGCACCCGTGAGCTACTGCGATGGCTTGCCATCCCTCGACTCGGACATATCGCTTTACCCCGATCTGTTGTGCGGTCGCATTTACGATCTCCCTGCATACGCTGGCTACATCCGTAGCCTGTCGCATATAGTTAAGCACTCCGTTGGAGTGGCCTAACCCTTGATCATTCTTTACAATCATCTGTTCATTCATTGGTTGGTTGTTCCCTTCGTTCAATAGTTGGGGTTGCTGTTGTAGTGTCCGTACTCCTCACGCTCTCGCCGAGTTGATTCGGGGAAGCGCATGAAAGAATAATCTTTCTTCTGGTCATGCTCGGTATCGGGTATGGATTCTGCTTTGATTTCCGTCTTTGGTTCTGTCGTTGCTTTTGTATTCTTTGGTTTCTTCATTTGGTTGTTCCTTTGGTTATGGTTTCTACTATCGGGTTAAGCCATTTCTGTGAGATGTCGTGGGAGGGGATGCGAAAAACTAGGATGCCTTTCGAGGCGGCGAGGTTGTATTTTTCCATGTCACGGAGGAATCCGCTTGGCCGGGTGTGTCTCCCCTTGCTCCAAATTCCCCCCTCCAATTCTAGTGCGACCTTCAATCCGTTGGACTCGCAATAGAAATCAAATCGAAACTTTCTCTTCGCATCAAACTTAAACTCGGGGGTGAGCTTCGGCCCACGGAGAACCATCCAAAGCAACTCGAACTTGCCCGAGGGTTTCAATTTCTCCCCGCCCACTCACCCTTGAAAAGAGGAGTTGGATATTTTAGTTCGGTCTTTTCTGCCTGTAATCTGTTGAGCCTATCAAGCGCAAGGAGCAAGCGACCCTGTTGGCGTTCCTTCTCAGCGGCACTCTCAGCAAGATACTTGCCGATAACTCTGATGCCATTTATTGCGAGCAACATAAAGAAAACGAGGAGAAAGATTGTCACCAGCGAATCCTCATCTTGTGCCACTCGGGGGAGCAGTAGGAGGGGTTAGAAATCCAAGGATATTTCTGATCGTCCTTGCTCACGAATCCTTCCCACAATACTTCCCCCGCCTTTTGGTTCTGATAATCCATCTCAGTCCAACACGCTTGGAGTTTGTCGTGATCGAGGCGAGGCATCCGTAGGAGAGCGTTGGCCTTCACCTCGTAGGATGCGGGTTCGATCTCCTCGATGAGTTTGAGCCGTGCCGCTATCGGGAGAGGATTGGCGGGGTCGAACGCATCAATCAAGATGATCGTTCCCTTTGCCGCCCTTGTCCTCATTCCCATTATCTCGCCGTCTATGTAGCGAGCCTTGATCTCAATTCCTTTTAGCCGCTCAAGAACTAACTCGGAGTTTTTGGCCTTAACTCCGTGGCGATTCATAACCAATCCGGTAGCTTGATCGAACAAGAACCGCCACCCATTCGCCTTCGGTTGGTGGATGTAGTCGGCGTACTCATCGCCGTAAACATTCTGAGCGCAAGCGACTGGTCGGGCAGGTAGCGGGGATTTCATTGGTGGATTATTAGGTAGGATTTCTAGGATGGCAAGGTTTATTTTAAGATTATTTCAACGATGGCCAGTACCGAGCCAGCCCCAATGATGAGGCCAGCGATGTAGGAGAGGAGGAGTTTGTTCATTTGGTTTTGCCTTTCTTTGATTCAAGATAAGTGGTTAGAAACTTACGATCTTTTGATGATATTTGTTTTCCTTGCTTTAGGTCTGCCACTAAATCGCTAGCGAGCGATTCCATTTTTGCCATTAGTGATTCTAGTTTCATTTGGTTGGTTCTTTCTTGGTTGGGGGTTACTGGCTGATGTGTTTGGTTGCGAGTTTCTGGGCAACTTGCAAGGCGGTGGGGGCTTCGTAGTAAATGCCATCAAAGAAAGCGTAAAATACTTTCTTCCCTTTTCGGCAAAGGTCGGCGATGACTGATGGCGTGTTGTCGATGGGGTAGAGAAAAAGCTCTACGAGGTCATCGAACTTTTGCGAGTCACTCAGGGTTTCCGTCTTTTCCGCTGTGGTCATTTGCATATTGCGAATCTATACCACCCCGCCCACCTTGTCCATCTTTATTTTATCTTATTTTGACGATTGTTTGTAACTCTTTGATGCTATGGGCTTTGTAGGAGGGGAAATTAGGCGGAAGTATGGGGTTAGACGGAGATATTTTTGCCTTGGCCCACCTTTTACATACTTCTTTTGATTCTTTTCCCCAGCGCAAACGACCGATTTGAACTTTCTTGTTTCCGCTTTCCCCTCCTTCATCATCTCCGCAATTATTCTTGAGGTTGTGGAGGGAGTGCGGTTGAAAAGTTTAGCGATTTCATTTCTTGTTTGCCAACCCGGAGGAATTACTTCTTCTCCTTTAGTCGAGATATACTTTTCCAACGCCTTGACCCACGCACTCATCAAAATGTTTTCATGTTCGTTGGCACGATGAACTTTCCGTTGCGCTCCTTGGCTTGAAAAACATCATGCCCGTGTTCGTGAATCAATCCGAAAGCCCAGCCGTGTTGCCATCTTAGCCCTCGCATATTGCCCCTCATATACGAGGGATATTTTGAGCAACAGCAACCCACATTAAATGCCTCCCTAGAATCTAGGCTCACGCTTTTGAAGTAGTCGATGGCGTGGGTATGGCCGAACAGAACCGCTCCCGCTCCGTAAGCATCGGCGTGTTGTTTCGCTCCGTGCATTGATGCCCCGTAGCCGTGAACGAATGTAAGAGAACGATTCTTATATACTCCCGCCCTGCTGTCGTAAGGGTACATCTTGCCCCGAGTTTCCTTCATTATGGTTTCGATATTGGCACAACCATCTAGAGCGTAGTCCCTCGCCACCCCGCTCTTCACATTTGTGGACATATCAAAAATGCGCTCATCATGGTTGCCCCTTAAAAAGATTCTCTCATCCCCGAACTTAAAGAACTCCCGAATGAACTCCTCCCCTGCATCCCAATCCCTTTGGAGAGAAGAGGCTTGATCTGTATCGTCTGCCCCTCGGCGTATCGCTCGGAAGTCCCAAAGGTCTCCGAGGCAAACCACAAGCCCACCATCCTTGCCGAGATATTCCTTGGTAAAAGCAAGCAGAGCCTTGATCGTAGTCGGGTCTTGTTCATCGCCGTGTATATCGCCGGCGGCAACAAACTTAATGGGCTTCACTTAATCCCGCCCATCATGTCGAAAATCTTTTTGCACGAATCCCTTGCGGTTGTAGCGCACAAGTCTTCATCCTCCATTCCCAATCGTGCAAGCTCATAGATTATTTTGATCTGCCCTCGGAGCGTCATCAGATAGGATATTTGATCTATTGATTCCGCTATGGCATTTTCCGTTACACTAATCGTTGGCATCGCCCACAACGGGCCACTCGCTCCGTGTTCAGCTTGGCCAGCTCGGTACTTAGTTTCGATTGCCTCAATCGTTGCAAGCTGGATTTGGGAAAGATGATAAGCGTGTTTCTCCGTAAATTCGTTACTCGCCACGAGCTTGACTGATGTCATCCCTTTTATCGACTAGCCCAAGGAAACTTTTTAACAATACTTTTCTTTTGAATTGCTTGGGCTTTCTGTGGGGTGACCAACTCTCGCCATCCAGAAATTAGAGCGTCTTCTAAATGAGGCTGTTCCCAATCTAAAAATCTTAGCTGATGTTTCTCAGCAATCTTCTGGCAAATGGCATATGTCTCTGAATCGTCCCATGCGGCGATGAACGAGCCTGTAGAACTTAGGGATAGGGGAACATAGTCTATTGCGTGACTCCCCTTGCCTTGGTCAATGTGGAGCGATTGCGGGGGTATTCCGCGAGCATTAGTCACTTTCGTCCCAGCCTTTGTGCGTCCACGGCTATATAACTCCTCTTGCTCCTCGGGTGTACGACTCGAACAATAGATGAGAACTGGAATCTTTTTGCTTATCAGTTCCGAATACCACCTTGAAACTCTATCCCCAAAACTAGGCTCGAGGTTTTTGATATGCCCCCTCGATCTTTCCGAGGCTTCTTTGATCGTCATTTATTTTCGGCTCTTGCCCTCCACCGCTCTTGTTCTGCGATGGCGTTGCTAAGTGCTTTTAATGCTTTTGCGTATTGCTCCCGAAACTCTGGGCGGACTAGCCCGATGGTTCTTTCTAGTCTGTCCCACTCCATGATTAGGTCGGGGATGTCTGCGGGGGAAGGGGCGGTGTAGGTGTAGTTAGTCGAGGCGCAAGAGCTAAGGACGAGACCTCCACCAATTATCAAGGTCAGCATCACGCACCCTACGGCGATATTCAATTTCTGCATCATCTCTTTCCGTCCTAGTCTTAGCACGATTTTTAAGCCACCAGAAAAGGATTCCAACCACACCCGCAAGCGAGGCGATAGCGGCCTCAAACATAACCTACTTCTTAACGCTAAATTTCGAGATTACCGAAACGATCTTGGTTAGCGTGGCTTCTGGCTCGTCACCCGGAATCAAGGAGGCCACGGCGATCACGGCAGAGAGCAAGGCAACCAACGCACCCACCCACGCAAACAGGTCTTGAGACTGGATAAAGGTTAGAATTTGTTGCATACCTTGAGGGGGTGTCAAAGGGGTAGTCCGCTGAAGATGTTGTATGTCCCGCCATAAGACCAGTATTCACTAGCCGATATAGAAATTGAAAAGTTTGTGATTGTTCCAGACCCATCATCAGAAAAAGTTCATGGGGTTCCAACTGGTGGTCTTGGGGAAAATGCTGTTTCACCTTGATATAATTGATAGCCATTAAAAATAATATTCGATAATGGATTTGTTGCTGGCGGATTATATACACTACTGAAACTAGAGAAATCGTCGTTTCCACAATTCAAAAAAAATTGTGCAAAATACAATTCTACATTTTCTTGTGATGAGGAATTAAAAAAGTAATTGGTTTTACCGAATGTAAAGTCCAAGCTTACATCTGTAACTCTAGGATTTTTTACTAAGTTTTGAATTGTGTATAAACCAGCCGAACAAACTAGATCCTCTTCTGAGCTTGCACTAGAAACAACATCACAAGAAAAAGATGCGGTTGCCGTTGGTTCTGCTGGGTCTGCAAAAAAATGTCCAGTAAAGGAGCAGTTAATAAAGAATTTTTTGATTCTCCAATACTGCTCCATCATTTCAGTTGCATCTCCCGATATGTAAAAAGCATTTAGTGTGCTTCCGCAGGGAACATACCCGCCAGCCTCGTAACGATTAAATGGGAATGGCTGAGTAGTTAAAATCTTGCCCATAGGATTTCGTTAGGGCAACTGCCCCGAGTTAATAACCAATGATGGTGATTCGATAGGTGGCGGTGTTAAGGTCAACGCTTCCTGTGTCTGAATGGATCGCCGATAGGCAGACTGTGTTTGCTTTATAGGCTACGCCTTGGATTACAATTCCAGCCGATACTGCCGATGGCAACCCAAGCAAAACAATTCCGTTTACGGTTGCACCCGTCACGACAACATCCCGATAATGCTGATCGTTCCCAGCTAGCGTACCAAAGGTGACGGAGGCAAGCGTTGTGACGGAATAGGAAGATTGCGGAAGAACCCCGTAGCTAGACCCTGTTGCAATCAATCCGACATTGATTAGAGCAGAAACAGCATTGATGTTTGCGGGTTGAGTGATTGCAGTCGAACCATAAAAGGCAATCTTTGAACTTGTGCTAACTCCGATCTTTGTTCCAGTAGTTGTGCCAACTCCAATATTGTAGCCGTCTGTGATCGTTACGGCTGTTCCCGATAGATCGAGAATAGTTGTTCCAGTTCCGATAGTATTATTCTGCCAGTCTAGGAATACTGAACCCGTGGAGTTGTAGAGCTTGCGATTGGTCGCATCGACATTGGAGGTTGAGTCCTCGACAAAGGCGGCGTAGCTCTCGGCGGCGGTGAGGTAGCTTGCTTGGGCGGCGGGAATAGCAGAACCAGTAGTAAGCAAATCCCTACGAATCGTTACATCAGTTTGAAGAACCGTCTTGGGCGTTCCGTTCTGCGTTAGTTCAATCTCAAGCTTGGGCGTGATTGTGTCTGCGCCAGCCTCGGAAAATAATTCTTCAAGCTCGGCGGTTGCCATCGTGGTCGTAGTCTGTAAGAAGTTGCCAAAGATAACTCCATTCGCATCGAGCGTCAGATTGTTTGTGAGAGCCGTTAGGCCAAGGTTGCGGACGAAAGAAATAGAATAGTTTCCAGCATTGTTGCCAATATCTACGCTTACATTCCCGCTACCAACTCCCGTGACGGCACTCAAGGCTTCCGCAAAGCACACCGCAGTCGAGCCAATTGCAATAGCCGTAGTTGAATTAGCTCCAAAGTTAAGAACAACCGAACCGCCCTCTGCGTCTGATCCGATTGCTAGATCGTAAGTTTCGTTTTTAGTGGTCGAGCCGATTTGAGTTCTTGTTAGAGACAAGACCCCGGCGGTTGGTGAAGAAACAAATGTGTCTGAAAAGACGGCGGGATTGCGAACCAAGCGAACGACTTGTTGGGCGGCAATCGAGGAGGCGGGGAATCTTCGAGTGCTTACAAGAACGGAGCTGGTTGGGAAAAGGGTAAAGGAAGAACCACCAAAAGACATGGCCGTGTTCGCCGTGGCAGAGGTGATGAGATAGGCAAATTGCTCATTTCCGTAGGTTGTTACGCCAACCCCAGAACTAGCAATAGCAGAAATGGCATTATATAGTTGGGTGGTTGTTGCGTTGAAAGAAATAGCACTTGAGGTTACGCTATTGAGAATCAGCTTAAATTGTCCATCTGTGGGGTCGGCATCAATGCCACCGATGCCCAGCTTAATTGACGAACCAGTTAAATCTAAATCTCGAAGAAAGCCACTCGAATCTCTCTCTTGCAAGCGAACCCTAAGATTATAGGAGTCGTTGCGGGTAAGCGTTGGAAGTGTGCCGTTCCTAGCTGACCCAGCGGCCACAAGGTTTCCATTGGTTGTGTCAATGTAGATGTCTAAACTTTGTGCCATCGAAGTGTTCCCTATGTCAATTTGCCCAAGACCAGTATGGTTGCTGGCGATCCATTTGAGCAAACATTCAATGTTATTGCAGAATACCCAACCGCACCTCCAGCACCGCCACTACTAGCAATTTCAAACCCATTCTCTTGCTCTGTAATGGTTACTCCAGAACCAGCGAGGGGCTTCGTACATTCAATTCGCCGAATCAGCCTATTGAAAAATCCACGACTAAGCCTAGATGCCCCTTGCAGTTCCTTTAATTGCGTCTCTTTCATTAACTAAACCCGCCTTGGGTGACTTGAGCTATTTGTTGCACTTCGTGATAGGTATTTCTAGCAACCAAAAACAATCCCCTTCTCTCGGCAGACATTGAGAGGACGCAATACCCACTATATTGAGCGATAACGCCACCCCCAAAACCAGAGCCGGGAGTCTGGTAAAAGGCTGTGCGTGGGTCTTTTGGCATCACTACCCCATTGATTGTTTCTGGCATTTTTATGATTGCACTAAAACCTGTAACTAAGGCTAGGCCATTGTTCTGTGAAAGTTGCCCAGCCATAAACTGAGTCTCGCTTACATCAGTTACATACTCAGCTTCTATCACTAGGGGTGGGCCATACACTCCCTCGCCAGCCGTGGGGATAAGCCTTACAATAGCGGGAGGCAGACCAGTTGAAGAGGTAAGCCCAACAAAGGTGACGATCATCTGGGTTATCCCGCCGTCCTCCTCCTCCGTTGCAACTGATTCCACAACCATTCTCGAGTAAGTGGTAGAGGCCGATGAAAACGCCGTGTGCAAAGTGTTCTTTTCTGGTACAACGGAAACTCTGTTGCTCGTCTTGATGGCGTATGCCTCAATAAGAGTCTCTAGTCCATTGGGTTCTTTGTTGAAGTTCTGCCTTTTGAGAACCTTCGTATTGATTGCCGAGCCGATGATTGTTATTGCCATAAAATTAGTTTACATAGGTAGCAGTTTTCATTAGGTCAACTAGGGATTGGATAGCTACCATAACTTCTTTTGTTTGGGTCGGTTCTTGTGTGCCAAGCATACTACCATTTTTCGGGCCACCAAGACCCGCTTGCATTAGTGGACTCGGTTCATCAAACTTAATTCTAGCTTGTTGGGCTGCAATTTGAGACGGGTCAACCCCCGTCATTTGTCCTTGAAGTTGAGCCGCTAGGCTGGGGGCTTCCGATGCGGCTTGCTGTGCGGCCACCCTCTCCTTCATTCCTTGTTGCGTGATCTCGCCCAGCCCTTTTGCTTTTCTCCTTACATTCTCTTCTTCGGTCATCTTGCGGAAAACGGCCTCTGAGGTCTTGAAATTAGCATCCTTGTTCTCTCGTTCCGTCCGCTTTCTAGCTGAATCAAGGGCTTGTTGCCCACTCTTGCTTGCCCCCAACAGGCCACCGCTTAGACCTCGTGCTTTCTTGGAATCCTCTTGAGTTTTTTTCTGTTCCTGTCTTGTTCTGTTTGCATCTCTCACAAGACGCTGAAATTTTGTTTCATCAGCATTTGCTTCCATCTTTGATTTTTCGTCTATATCATAGATTTCTTGTTTATATATTCTGTTGTTCTGCTGATTTATTCTATCAAATCTTTCTTGTAGGCTCTTATTCGCCCTTGCCTCTGCTTGGTCTGCCAGCTTTTGCTCTGCATCAGCAACCATGTTGGCGAGTTTAATTTGAAGCTCTGCCCTAGCCTTGGCTTGTTTATCTAGCAGGGCGTTTCTGTCTCGGGCAAACTTATCCCCGCTCTCGCCTTGAAATTGAGCCTGTGCAGATTTATCGGTCATCTTCGAGGCGATCTTGTCCCTATCTCGATATTCTTGATTTATCTTTTCTAGTGCTTTGCCCTCTTCGTCTAGGGCGGCTAGCTTTATCTCGCTGATGTTTTGGCTGGTCATTCCAGCCGCAAGCTCTGTGTCCCTTAGTCTTTGTTGTGATGACTGCAATTCTTCAAGAGATTTTCTTGCCCCAGTTGTCTTTGCAATAAAGTTCTGGAATGGGCTTTTATCTAGCTCGTCCAGTTTTATTTGTAGAGAGCCTATGTTTGCTTCTAGTCCCTTAACTTGCGATTGAGCCTCAGCAAGACTCATGGCCGCACCAGCATTTTCTATATCAGCAAAGGCTTTGGCGGCGGCGGTTGCTGACTCCTTAACAGAGGCGGCCATTCTCTCGATTTGATCTGTAAATATCTTTACCGCTCCAACGGCTACCGCCCCAGCAAGAGATCGCCCAATGATGCGCGAAAGCCCATCAGCCGCACCAGCCGCAACATCAGCCCCAGATTTAGCGTCTGCTAGTGTTCTGCTAAACTCTCGGAACACCCCGCCAGCCTTTTGTCCAGATACGCTCAATCCCTTGAGCGCCCTTGTGGTTTGAGCCATGGCCTTGTCTGCTCCGCTATTGTCCCCACGGACTCTAAGCATTAGTTCTTGCGTTGCGTCTGCCATATTACAACCCTAGCTTGTCACTTGTTTTTTTGTTAATATCACCAAGTTCGACATTCATTTTCCTAATAACCTTTTCAATGGCCATCTTTAGACCGGGCATACCAACCTTGACCGCCCCCGACATCGCTCTTTTCCTTACTGGGTAGAATCTTGTGTCGAGGTCTCCCGCTCGATTGAATATCATCCCCTCCATCTGTGCCTTTGTTCCGTCTGCTTTTGTCCCCCCACCCAATCTCATTATTGCTTTTTTGCTGTAATCGCCCCTCGTGAGATTTGGTCTTTTGCCGAAAACATCAGCCGCCGCCGCCCATCCATTTCTAATATAATTAACAGAGCTTTTTCTGCCAGCCACCAGCCTCCTAGCCAATGCCCCAATCGTTCCGGGTTCTGTCCCCATTCCAAGCCCACCAGTTCCCAGCTTTGTCTTTCCGAGCGTGGGTAGCCCTCTGTTTTTGAGCAACCAGTTTACTAGCTTATATGTTCCAGCGTAGTTTACTGATTTTGCCTTGTACCCAACCGCATACTCCCCGATCTTGCGCTTTTTAATCTTACCGGATTTTGTAAGTCCAAAGGGCTTGAATACTTTTTTAGTAATAACCTTGCCTTCAACCCGCTGAATTTCCGATGCTATTTGTGATGCATTGGTTCTATATGTAGTGCCTATGGCAGTAACGGCAACATTCCCAAGCTGATTGTTGATTACCTTGGCCATATTTCTCCGAGTCTCTTTTGCAAATTGTTGGAGCTTATGAACGAACTTTGCTTGATTTAGAAGATCAATTTGCAACATATAGAATATCGTTATGTTAAGCCAAGAAACGCCTCTAGCTCTTTAAGTTCTTTGCCATCAGCTTGTCTTTGTCTTCTACAATTCACACCATTTGCCCATAGGTAGGCGTGACTAGATTGTGCCAAAAGAGACAAAGGAACTTCCCATAGAATGTATTCAATGCTCCAACCAGTTCTTTGTGCCAACAGGAACACAAGGCTTGCTGTCCCTGCTGGCGTTAGTCGTTTCCCAGTTCGCCTTGACCGGGGGTTGCTATAATATCAACCCTCCCCTTTGATGCTTCATCAATCATAGATGAAACAATCTTCATCGCCACGGCTCGATCTTCCTCTGTCTTGCCATCAATATATTCAAACAACTTCTCACGAAACAAGTCACGATCCCAAGCTAGTTTGGTTGCTTCTTTGCGGTTCTTGAATAGCTGTATATGGATAAAGATAAACGACCAAATAAAATACACGGAACTATCCGCATCGTCTCGCACTTGCATAAGCAGTAGCCGAGAGCCTTCGGTGTAGTTTGCTAGGGGTTCTCCCATGTACTCTTTGCTGGGAGCTATAAAAGCCGAGTTTAGTTCTTCATCTAAGGATATGTTCATAAGTGCCTAAGCATCGCCCTTTTTTGCTCTGAGGTTGCGTTTTCTGACACAAGCAAAGTTTGACCGCCTCGCTCAATAATACGAATACTGGTCGCTCTCTTGACCAAGCCCAAAAGTGTCTCTCTATTTTCCAAGGCCGCCCTAACATATCGAATAGGGGATTCTTCGGGACACTTCATCTCGCTCCACGGACATTCCATCTCTGCCCTTACCTCTGCCCCCTTGCCCCCTGCCTCGAACCAGAAAGTTACCTGTGAACTGCCATCCTCTTTTATAGTTCGTGAAACCGGATCGAGCCTTCGGAGCTTGCCACCAGCCCCAGCCACGGCACTAGCCACCTTGATATTCGTCGTTCCCCAGTATGCGATTCCCTCCATGAGATTAGGATTTCATTAAGAAGCGGGTGCTTCTTTAGGTTACGTTAGGATAACCAGTTGCGGAGATGTCGAGAGTCACAAAAGCGTCATTGCTCTTGTTGAGGGTGATTGAGTCGATGCGGGTCGTTCCAAGGGTGGTTGCATTGGCGAGAGCAGACAAGGCCGCCCCTGCCGTCACATTGTAAGAACCCGTGATGGCAACGGAGAGGGAATAGGCAGTTGTGGGATTGAAGTATCCAATGGCAACAATATCCCCTTGATTGTTTTTAACTTCGTTCTTCTCTACGCTACGAGCTTCAGAAAAGCTCTGAACCAATCCAATTCCAGCTTCGGCAGTTAAACCGAACACAAGACCAGCCGTACCGATTGTGGCCGCTGGCATATTAGCTCAAAACCTCAGAAAGTTTGTTGTTAGTCATAATGTAGTTTGTGAGTGTCAAATATGTCTCCCGAGGAAGCGAGCCTTGACCAGTTCCCATATGGTAGAAAAGACTGCACCAGAGATTAGAGCCACCAGCCATAGCTTAGTTTTGATGGTGTGCGATTCTTTCTCAAGGGTGTCCACCTTTGTATTGATCTTGTTTGTCCATTGGGCTAGCTCGCTCGTGTGTCTTTCTAAAATTTGGATTATATTTGTCTGGCGTTCTTCTATCCGGGCGAGTCTCTCCCTTAGATCGGCTACTTGATCTGCGCTCACTTCCACCAATCCGCAGAATCTTTGGCCAGTCCTAGAATCGCTTTGTGGGCATCTGCAAGGCTTGTGGTGAGGAATACCGATGGCTGGCCGTCAATGTACCCTAACGATATAAACCCCTCATCTAGTAGGTATTGGAGGGCTTTGATTGCTTGTTGATCTCGGCTCATTTGCTGGGGGCTTTCCCAGCCTCCTCAGCCGCAGACATGTCGCTGTAATCTGGAAGCCCAGAGCTAGGTGTGCGCTTAGGCGAGCAGGAGCAGAGCAAGAGGGTGAGGAGGAGGAGGGGCATTAGGAAACTTGTTGAACTTGCAAATAACTGCCAACTATCAATCTTGCGTATTGGGCGGCTACTGCCGTGTTTTGTGCAAATTGCACTTTCAGGATACCAGAAGTTGTTGTGATAATTCGGCCAATTCTACTTACAACAAGGGATTTTGTTGGCTCGCTTGCTGTTCCATTTACAGTATCAGCACTCCCCCCCCAACTTGGTGTACTATTAATTGGTTCTGTACCACTAAACCCATTTCGCAATCTACAACCAGCAAACGTGGCTGACCCAGTATATGTTAAGATTGATTTAGCCCCAGACGTTGCGAATGCACTTGCCCCAATAAGCTCATTTGTTACAAAATCATAAGTTGCACCAGCTAATAGGGTGACTTGAAGAACGGTTGAATCTGTGAAAGTTGAGGAGTTTGTTACATCTTGATTTGTAGACACAAAAAAGCTTTGTCTTGCATAAATACCCAAAGAATTTACGGATGGGTTATAAAGAGGCATCGCCTACTCCTAGCTAATTTCCGTCACCCTAGCCGTGCCAGCGGTGGCGAATACTGCGGAGTGGGTGATGGTAGTCTGGTGGTTTGGCACTTCGTAGTAATCTCCCGCCGATAGGCGAACTTGATAGGCAATCGTGGTGCAAGTTGCCCCTGCACAAACATGTAGGTTACCCGCTCCCTCGTTAAAAATAGTTAGCACTTCCCTTGTTGCATTGAAATTAGCGAGCACGGTAGAAGGGGTAATGCTGGTAAAGTTAGAGGTGGTTACTGCTGTGCCTTGGACTGCGAAGGTGTTGGCGGTGACTGTGCCAGAGATGGGGAGGGGTATTGGGTCTAAGGATGGGCCGATTGGAATGTAATTGTTGTCATTATAATCCCACTTAACTGGAATTTGTGCAATTCCAAACTCTTGATAGTTATATCCAAGAACATTCGCCGTCACCGTGCCACTAATCGCAGGGAGTGATCCGATGGTGACGCTGTTGCCAACCGTGATGGATGAGATGCTGATAGGAACCGTCCCGCTGATGGATGCTGTGACTGAGCCGATCTGTGCCGTCCCTGCTCCGATAGTGACTGTCCCTGCTCCAATCGTCACCACTCCGATTCTGTTTGTGCCAGCGGGGAGGGCGTTTGTTATGCCAAGAATATTATTTGAAATCATGGCAAGAGCTATGTTTTCGCTTAAATTCCCATCACTAGCACTTCCAGAAAGGAAATTAACAGTATTGCCGACCGTGACTGTGCCAGAGATGGCGGGGAGGGAGCTAATCGTTACCGAGTTTCCTATCGTGACTGTTCCGCCAATCGTAACCGCACTTGCTCGGAGTTGGGTGTTGGTTAGCCCAGCGGAGGTTGCGTTGAGAATATCCGTGATGGCTTGCGTTCCAAGGCTTACAACCGTGTGAGCAGTAATGTGTTGACCGCTCGAAAGGATGGTTGAAAGGGTGGTTGCCGTCTGCGTGCCGTCTAAAATTGCTAAGGCCATATATGGGTAGTTCCTTGTTAAATCACGCCAACATACATTGAGTTAAGTGGTTCTGAGAAGTCGAGATACCTAATCCCATCCTCAACCTCTGAGGGCGTACAAATAATGCTCATAGTCAAGCCCCTTTGCCATGCCCTCTTATTAGCTC